TAAAGATTTAGCTATTTTTATAGCTAACTATTTTTTAATGAAAAAACAAGTTTATGATACTTGCATGAGAGCTAGATATTTTTCACCGTTTGAAACTATGATGGGACAATACGAAGACCCAAAAGAAGGTCAGATACCTAATACTTATTCACACTATGCAGATATAGCTATGGAAACTTTAATGTTAAAATGTCAATCAGACATGGAAAAAGTAACAGGTCTTAAACTATACCCAGCTTATTCTTATGCAAGAGTCTATAAAAAAGGCGACGAACTTAAAAGACATAAAGATAGATTTAGTTGTGAAATATCAACCACTATGAATTTAGGTGGAGATGACTGGCCAATATACATTGAACCGGATCCTACAAAAGGCGGTATGAAAGGTCATGCAGGTTATGTGTCTGATAATACTAAAGGTGTTAAAGTAAATTTAAAACCAGGAGATATGTTAGTTTATAGAGGATGTGATTTAGAACACTGGAGAGAAAAATTTAAAGGCAACGAGTGTGTGCAAGTTTTCTTGCACTACAACAATCGTAAGACACCTGGAGCAAAAAATAATCTATTTGATAAACGTCCGCACTTAGGTCTTCCTAACTGGTTTAAAAAATGAAATTTGATTTTTTCCTTCATAAAAAATTTTTAACTTTAAAGAATGTAAGAGACCTTTCTAAAAAAATTAATAAATATACAGATGCAAGTTACAAAGACTCTTACGCAGAAGGAGTAATTAAAACAGCAGATGTTAAAGTAATAGAATACCGTCACATAAAAAAAGAATTACAACCAGTGATAGATGTTATTTATGATACCAATAACCAACATTTTGGTTATGATCTATTTAAGTTATTTGATTCTAAAACTTTTAATTTAAATGAATACCTACCTAATAAAAATGTTGGATATGATTGGCACATAGATTATTCAAAAGGACATGCTGAAGATATTAAATTAACTGTATTAGTTAATTTATCTGAAAATAAATATCAAGGCGGTGACCTATCAATATTCACTTGTGGTAAAATAGATTTTTCCGAACCTGGAGATGTTTTAATTTTTAAATCTTTTATGTTACATAAAGTAGATAAGATTCTTAAAGGCAGTAGAAAAACATTAAGCCTATGGATGGAAGGTCCTTGTTTTAAATAATGGTTTTAGATTTATTTAAAATACCTGTATTTATTGGAAGTATAGATGTTAAAAAAATTAATTTAAAAAAACAAAAATATAAAAAAATGTGGCTGTCTAATACAGAAACTTCTTACGACCAATCTTTTAAAAATGTTTCAGACATGGATAAAGATTCTCTTAAATATTTAATGGAGAGTATTATTAAAATATTAGAAGAAAAAATAAACTATAGATTTGAATTAAGACTTTGGAATATATGGGAAAACAATTATATTAAAGATGATTATCAAGAACCCCATATTCATGAAGAATCAGATTTTTCATTTATTATATATAAAAAAGTAGATGAAGGAAGAACTGTTTTTTTAAACCCTTTAAAAAATTATTTTTTATTTTATAAAAGTATACAACATATGTTCGAAGATAAGTTTATACCTAAATGTAAAACCGGAGACATAATTATTTTTCCAAGTTTTCTAGAACATATGGTTCTTAAATCAAGTAAGCAAAAAACAATATCCGGAAATTTAAAATTTAAAAAAATATGACAGATAATAAAATAGAAGATCACATAGGTATATTTCCAAACGCAATGCCTAAAAACACATGTAAAAAATACATTAAATATTTTGAAGAAATAAACAGTGCTTTTAAACACCCAAGATATAAAAAAGCAGCTCATACTGTTAATGATACAGCTGTTAATATATACAGTAGTATTTTTGATTATGGTATTTCTGTAAAATATATAAACGAAGCAGCAAATCAAATTATTTGGAACAACTATGCTGAATATAGTAAAAAATATAGTGTTTTAAATGATATGAACAAACATGCGATTATTGATATAAAAATACAAAGAACTGATATCGGACAAGGTTATCATGTATGGCACTGTGAGAATGAAGGCCTTTCATCCAAAAGCAGATTGTTAGCATTTATGATTTATTTAAATAATGTTAAAGAAGGTGGAGAAACAGAATTTTTATATCAACACAAAAGAATAAAAGCAGAAGAGGGTAAATTATTAATTTGGCCCGCTCAATTTACCCATACCCATAGGGGTAACATGCCTATATCCAATACTAAATATGTATTGACAGGTTGGATCGAATATATAGAGTAGAATATAATACTACCAAAAACTTAAAAACCTTATATAGTGTATTATTATGCTACAGAAAATAGGATTTGCACCTGGAATTAATAAACAAATTACAGAAACAGGGGCCGAAGGCCAATGGGTAGACTGTGATAATGTTAGATTTAGATATGGCGTTCCTGAAAAAATAGGGGGCTGGAATCAATTAGGACAATTAAATTCAAATGAACTAACGGGTGCAGGAAGAGGCTTACACCATTTTGTAAATACTGCAGGTAGAAGATATGCAATTATTGGCACTAACAGAATACTGTATGCTTTCTCTGGTAACGTGTTTTATGATATACACCCTATTAAAACTACGACAACGCTTACTAGTGCATTCAGCACTACCAACGGATCACCAACAGTTACAATAACGTTTCCTACGGCTCACAATATAAGTCCTCAAGACATAATATTATTAGATAATTTTTCTACTATTACAGGATCTAACTTTGGGGCATCTGATTTTGACGATAAAAAATTTATGGTAACGTCTGTTCCTAGCGGAACAACTATAACCATTACTATGCCATCAAATGAATCAGGGTCCGGGGCGACTACCTCTGGAGGTATACGGGTTCAACACTATTATCCAGTAGGAACTCCAGTTCAAGAAAAAGGTTTTGGTTGGGGTTTAGGTACATATGGAGGTGTAGCTAACGGAGCAGTGACAACTACTTTAGACGGAGCTATAGATGCAAGTACAACAACAGTAGTTTTAACAAACGCAGCACAGTTTCCATCTACAGGAACTAGTTTCGTTTTGATTGGAACAGAAATGATTCAGTACACTGGTGTCAGTGGTAACACTTTAACAGGTGTAACAAGAGGAGCTCGAGGAACCACAGCAGCATCTCATAGTGATAATGTTACAGTTACGAATGGTACAGACTATGCTGCATGGAATGAACAGACAGAAGAAGGTTTAGCTTTAGACCCAGGTATGTGGTCATTAGATAATTTTGGTGACACAGCTATTTGTTTAATACACGATGGCGCAGTATTTGAATGGAACTCTAGCGCAGGTAACGCTACAGAAACAAGAGCAACTATTATATCTGGTGCACCGACTGCATCAAGACATATGATTGTATCTACACCGGATCGTCACTTAGTATTTTTTGGAACAGAAACAACTATTGGTGACCCAGCGACACAAGATGATATGTTTATAAGATTCTCAGATCAAGAAGATATAAATACATATACACCTACAGCAACCAATACAGCTGGTACACAAAGACTAGCCGATGGATCTAAAATTATGGGAGCTATTAGAGGTAGAGATGCAATTTATATTTGGACTGACACATCTTTATTTACACAACGTTTTGTAGGCCAACCTTTTACCTTTGCCTTTTCACAGGTTGGGACTAACTGTGGACTTGTTGGACAAAACGCATGTGTTGAGGTTGATGGTGCTGCGTATTGGATGTCAGAAAACGGTTTCTTTAGATATGGTGGTCGACTAGAATCCTTACCTTGTTTAGTAGAAGACCACGTTTACGATGATATAAATTTAACATCAGGAAATCAAATGGTATCCGCAGGATTAAATAACTTGTTTGGTGAAGTAATATGGTTTTACCCATCTGCAACATCTGATGTAATTAATAAACAAGTATCTTATAATTATTTTGATTCAACACCAAAAAGACAAGTGTGGACGGTAGGAACTTTATCTAGAACCATGTGGAGAGACTCTGCTATATTTGGTAAACCACATGCAACAGAATATGACGCATCAACAGATACATCTTTTGATGTGGTTGGAAATACAGAAGGTAGAACCGCATACTATGAACATGAAACAGGGACCGATCAAAATAAAAATGGTACTATAACAGCTATCACTTCAAACATATTATCAGGAGACTTTGATATTACGCAAAGAGTTATGAGAGGCACTCAATCAGGTATTGCTGATTTTAGAGGAGATGGTGAACACATAATGAAAATAAGAAGATTTCTTCCAGATTTTATATCTCAAACGGGAAGCACTAGAATTACATTAAATTTAAGAAACTTTCCAAATGACACGGCTGCAAGCTCAACATTAGGTCCTTTTGATATAACTTCATCTACACAAAAAGTAGATACTCGTGCAAGAGCTAGAGCTATTGCTTTAAAAATAG